CGAACGTCATACTGAATTCAATGATAACTCTAAGCATAAGCTAGCTTTGAGTCATGTTAAGAAAGCTCTTGATATGCATTCAAAGATGAAGCCAGCTCAAAAGGGTGAGTTTGAAGCACGTCTTGCTAAGTCTCATTCTTCATTCCACGATGCTGTAGCTGGTAAGCCTGCAGAACCTGCTAAACCAAAAATTACTCTTGCTAAGTCAGTAAGAGAAGATGTAGACCCTTCAACTCGTAGAGCTGATAGAGGGGCTATTGAAGTAAGAACTATTAGAAAGCCAGACGGTTCTTTTGTTATAAGCAAAACAACAAAAGGTGCAGTTAAGACTGGTGACATTATAGATGCTAAAGAAAGCGTAGATAAGTTTGCAAAACAGTATACTGATACAGAAGAAGCTGGAGAAGAAAAAAGAGAAGGTCAAACTGCTCCTAAAGGAGCAAGTGCTGATATGACAGTAAATGCTGTAAAGTATCAAAAAGACCCTCTAGTTTCTAAAGAGAAGTTTAAGCTTCCTCTAACTAAAGGTAACCAGTCTCCAGGTGGAGAAGATACTGAATATGTTGGTGGTAAATATTCAGTAGCGGAAGAAAGATTACTAAATACTCTATATAGTAAATTAGATGAAAGCAATAAGCAATTATTTAATAATTTAATTCAAACAAAAGAAGGTGTAGCTCAACTAGTTGAGTTTGCTATGGAGCAAGGAATATAATGTCAGCAGTTTTTAAATTTAAAGGAACAGAAGTATCAATAGCTACTGCTAATACAGTAGGTAACAATGTTCTTATAAGAGTAACTAACGGCGCAACTGCTGCAGTACTTACTATTGCAAACACAACCGGAACATATGCCAACGCTACTCTAGCAGCTAGTGAAGTTATAACTGTAGAAAAAGCAACTACTGATACACTTCAAGGTGCAGGTATGAGAGCAGTAGCAGTAGCTTACAGGAACTAAGAAATGAAACTTATTACAGAAGTTAACGAAGAGTTAAACTACATTGCAGAAGAAGGCTCAGAAGGTAAAAAGAACCTTTATATTGAAGGTATCTTTCTTCAAGGCGGTCTTGTAAACCGCAATGGTAGAATGTATGATCCTGAAATACTTGATAAAGAAGTGGGCAGATATGTCAAGGAAGCAGTTGATCAGAATAGAGCTTATGGTGAATTAGGACACCCTGCTGGGCCAACTATTAACTTAGAGCGTGTTTGTATGATGATTAAATCACTCAAGCGCGAAGGTAATAACTTCATTGGCAAAGCAAAAATTATGGAAACACCTTATGGACAGATAGTAAAGAATCTTATGTCTGAAGGAGCTAAGCTCGGTGTTTCTTCTAGAGGTATGGGATCTCTAAAAGAGGTAAATGGTGTAAATATGGTGCAAGATGATTTCTATCTTGCAACCGCAGCAGATATTGTAGCTGATCCTTCCGCTCCTGACGCTTATGTAAACGGTGTTATGGAAGGCGTTGAGTGGATCTGGGATAATGGATTGTTAAAAGCTACTCAGCCTAAGAAAGCTGAAGAAATAACTAGAGTTGTAGAGACTCACAAAAACATAATAAAAGAGACTCCTAAAGCTGATCTAGCAGAAGCTAAAATAAGAGTCTTCCAGCATTTCCTTTCAAAACTATAAAAAATATAAATATTTAATAGAATTTACGTCTTAAGGAGAAACCAATGTCTAACGAAAATATTAAGATTGACGATCAAGTAGAAGTTACAGAGGCAGATGGTTCTGCAGCTGCTAACCAAGCTACTATCGCAGCAAAGCCTACTGGTGTTTCTCGTTCTGACCTTATGTCAAAGCTTGTTGATTATGCATCAAAGGCTGACAAGGGTGAGCTTGCTGATTTCGTAGCAAGACTCGGTGGAACAGAAGCCAACAGTGAAGTACCAACTCCAGATGCTATCTATGCTGCTGCTAAAGCTGCTGCAGGTGCAACTGGTGATAATTCAGAAAAGAATAAAGGCACTATTAAGTCATCAGGTAAGCATGCTGATCCAATGCCATCAGTAAAAGAAGATCTTGAACTTCTTTTCGGTGGTTCAGATGAGCTTTCTGAAGATTTCAGACTTAAGGTAGGAACACTCTTTGAAGCCGCAGTATCAACTAGAGTAAATCTAGAAAAGGCAAAGATTGTAGAAGATTTTGAAGCTCTTGAAGCAGAGCTTAAGGAAGAATATCAGAAGACTCTTGATGAGTCAATTGAAGAAATCAAGACTGAAATGGTTGAGAACGTTGACACATATCTCAACTATGCAGTTGCAGAATGGATCGCAGAAAACAAACTTGCTGTACAGAGCAATATCCGTACACAAATTGCTGAGTCATTTATGGCTAGCCTCAAGGATGTTTTCGAACAACATTATGTAAACATCCCAGACGATAAGGTAGATGTAGTTGAAGCAATGGCTGCTGAACTTGAAGAAGTTAAGTCACGCCTCGAAGAAGCTACTTCTGAGAATGATAGACTATCTAAGGTAGTAAACGAGAAGGAAATTACTGACGTCGTTGCTGCTGTTTCAGAAGGTCTAACTGACACTCAGAAAGAGAAGTTCACTAAGCTTACTGAAGCTATCAACTACGCTAACGTTGATGAGTTTCGCAAGAAGGTTTCCATTATTAAAGAAACATACTTCCCAAAGAATAATGTGGAAGTAAAAGTTGCAAAGGATCAACTTCTTAGCGAAAGTGTAGAAGAGCCAGAAACTAAGCCTTCTACTATTGATCCAAATATGCAAATGTATGTTTCTTCAATTTCAAAACTTAAAAAGTAATCGTTTATAAATAATACTAGTAAACCTCTAAAGGAGATACAAATGATCGGTTTAAATGAAGTAAATGAGCAGTTAATTGCTAAGTGGAAGCCAGTGCTCGAGCACGAAGATCTTCCAAAGATCGGTGACGCTCACAAGCGTTACGTTACAGCTGTTCTTCTTGAGAACACTGAAAAGATGATGAGAGAAAACGGTGGCCAAGGCGTACAGAACCTTCTCGAAGTAGCAACTAACTCAGTTGGTACTGGTGGTTATGGTGCTGGTGGCGGCGCTGGTGTTGCTGGTTACGACCCAATCCTTATCTCACTCATCCGTCGTGCAATGCCTAACCTTATTGCATATGACATCTGCGGCGTTCAGCCAATGACAGGACCAACTGGTCTTATCTTCGCAATGCGCTCACAGTATGCTAACTCAACTGCAAAGGGCAACGAAACATTCTATGATGAAGTTCTAACTTCATTCTCAACTGTTGCTTCTGGTGCTAACACAATCGGTAACGCACACACTGGTTCTGCAGTAACTGGTACATCAGACACATATAACTTTGCTGCTGGTATGCCAACTGCTACTGCTGAAGCTCTCGGTGTTGCAGCTGATTCATTCCCAGAAATGGCCTTCTCAATCGATAAGGTTTCAGTAACTGCACGTTCACGCGCGCTAAAGGCTGAATACACTATCGAACTCGCACAGGACCTTAAGGCAGTTCATGGTCTTGACGCTGAGACAGAACTTGCGAACATCCTTCAGACTGAAATCCTTGCTGAAATCAATCGTGAAGTTGTTCGTACTATCAACCTTACAGCTCGTCAGGGTGCTGCAGACGGCACTACAACAGCTGGTATCTTCGATCTTGACACAGACTCAAACGGTCGTTGGTCAGTTGAAAGATTCAAGGGTCTAATGTTCCACATGGAACGTGAAGCTAACAAGATTGCTAAGGACACACGTCGTGGCAAGGGTAACATCGTTATCTGCTCTTCAGACGTAGCTTCTGCACTTCAGATGGCTGGTGTTCTTGACTATACTCCTGCTCTTGCTTCAAACAACCTCCAGGTTGATGACACAGGCAATACTTTCGCAGGCGTACTCAACGGTCGCTTCAGAGTATATGTAGACCCATATACTACTAACAACTATATGACTATCGGTTATAAGGGTGCTAATGCATTCGACGCTGGTATCTTCTACTGCCCATACGTACCACTTCAGATGGTTCGTGCAGTTGGTCAGGATACATTCCAGCCAAAGATTGGATTTAAGACTCGTTACGGAATGGTTGCAAACCCATTTGCACGTTCTGAACAGGGTACACCTGATCTTCAGACTAGCACTGCAGTTCCAACTGCAAACACTAACCGCTACTATCGTAGAGTTATTGTTAACAACATCATGTAATAAGAAGCAGGATCAACCTGCTCAACTAACAAAGGGGGCTTCGGCCCCCTTTTCTTTTAGCTATTCCACTTATTTAAAATCCAAGAACTAGAGTTGAGTTTATCTTCTCCTCCAACTCCAAATGCGAAAGATAATCGTTTATTATCTTCCCCGTAATCATAGTTCTGTTCCGGTATATTAGATATAGTTCTATCACCACCATTAGCAAAGACTACATTACTATCATACATCTTTAATACTTTTTTAATAGCATCTATCGCAGAGTTATCTTTATCATTAAAGCTTATTATTTCATCAACTGATTTAAGATTTTTAATGATAGTAGATCTTGTATGATAGTTTTGAAAGAATTTACCTTTCTTTCTAATCAGCCAATTATCACTGTTAATACCTACAACTAAGATATCACCTAATAGTTTGGCTTGATTAAAGTAAGATATATGACCTTCATGTAGAGGATCAAACCCTCCAGTAACTAAGACTACAGTCATTCTTTATTAGTAAAGTTGTAAAAATATTCTGCTGCAGAACAAATCAGCTCTGGTTCAATCTTAGTAAAGTCTACATTCTTACCGTGTTCGGCATGCATTTTAAAGAAGTTAAGAGCAGTATCTACTGCCCACTGACGGTTCCACTTTTCGTCTCTATCAGTTACAATATTATATTGATTATAATACTCTGCATCATATTCTGGAAGCTCTTTAAGACGCTCTTCTAGAACTGATACTGCAGTACGAAGATGTCCTGTATCCTCAGGAAGAAACTTAGACTTCAATACTTCAATTTCATTCTTAAGAATTTTTTCTACTAGTTTATTCATTCTGTTACTACCCTTTTCCATTCACCATTTTTACTTTTTAACCAAAGATAACCATCATCACCTACTGCAATTGATACCTGCTTATTAGGATCATTACCGTTTGGCATAGAAAAACCAAGTGTGTTTGTTTTTACAGGATCAGGTTTCTTATTACCTGATAAAACAATTTGTGTTGCAGTAGGGATAGGAGCACCATCGGCAATACAAGCTCGTGCACCTTCTGCTGCTAATACAAAAGGAGCAATAGGTAAAAATTTAAAAAAGCTACGCCTGTTCATTGATAAACTCCAAACGATCTTCTACCACTTTGAACTTAACGATATTGTAGTCTTCAAACTTATCGCCACCATACCTGAAGTAATCACGTCCGCCATCTACAAACGCTCCATTCTTTCCAGCACGGTAGTCATGGCGAAAGCGTGAATATACTACTTCACCTTCTGCTTCAATACCAAAGAATACAATATCTTTGATAGAAGGAAGAGCATCAGTAATCATCAGAGAATCACCTTCAAAATACAACGCAAAGTAATTAGATCCGCGCGGATGTGCCTTCTCAGTATAGAAGATGGCAGCAGGTTTATTAACCCAGTAAGTAGCTCCTGAGTACTTGTCTTTGGCTAAAAGATCAGATTCAAGAAGATACTTTGCATTATATTCTCTTTCAAATGCTTCGATCATATTTTCTTTGATGAAGGAACACTTAGTATTAATCTTCATTACCTTCCTCCTCGTCACTAAAGCGGCGAACTTTTCTCTTAGGTTTTTCTTCTACTACCAGAGTTCCTTGATCAGTAACGATAAGGATCTTATCATGAGTAAAGGTAAACAAAGGATCCTCGACATAGTCAGGTTCCTTAAAGTTAATAGTCTTCTTACGACGAAAGTACATTTCACACTCCTGTATATTTCTATTATACAGCTTCTGCAATATGACGGCAACTACGACGGAAGGTATATGCTTGACAAGTACAAGTCTTATGAGTTCCGTCTATAGTAACTGTATATACGTCTCCTTTAGAACCAGTAACTTGAATAACTTTTTTAGTATCTTCAGGCATTTTTAGCTTGATTGTTTCACCATCCATAGCTATAATCGAACTGTGCGCAATAAGCCTAATAGGAAATTGTTTATTACCTGTAGTTAATGCAATAGCTGGATAATCAACCCATTTAGGAGTAGCTACTAGCTCTCCTTCATATTCATACGTATCAGGTTGAAAAGCATAAGCTTTGAATCTATCTTTAAGAATATTACGTACTACTACTTTCATCATTATCTCCATAAGTTATACATCTAATAATACGTATTTCTTTAATAAAATCAACTTATTCTATAGAATCTTAACTTATTGAAAACATTGAGTTTTTTATTTTACTAAGTCATTGAAAACATTGAAGTTTTTTTATGAAAAAACCAGTTGCATTTATTTCTTATAATAGTTATTATAATAATATAAAGAATGGAGATTGATCATGAATGTGAATGATGCAGTGAAGACCGCAGAGAAGCTCGAATCTCTTGCTCGTCGTATTGTTAACTTTGATAAGTCTCGTGAAGACATTATCTGGGAACTTCAGTATATCGCTAAGAGCTATCGCGAATATGCTGATCGTCTTGATGACGCTATGTATGCTGAATATATTAACGGGCTTGCTTTTGAGCAAGAAAAATACGAAGATAAGATTCTTGTTAACGGTTAACGGAGCTTAACATGACTTGGTCCATCTTTAAAGATTCCTCTTCAAGTAACGTTGATGATTGGGTGCCAAATTATATTGCATGGTACATTGATTATGATATGGAAACTAATCACGAACCTAATCGTGTTCGTTTCTTGCTAGATGGACCGGTTAACTTATATTTTAAGTGGAACGGAAAAGAGTCATCGATTATAATCAATATTATTGACGGTATGTTTAACAAGGATAGTATCGATATCGATATTATGTACATTGTCAGGCAAACCGGATATTGGGGAAGCTACGTAGAAGGTTTCTACAAGCATAATAATAAGCTTTATGTTAGCATTGGGAGCTAATGATGAGTAAGATGAAAGATCTCTTTATTGATATTACTGATATGTACGAAGAAGGTATGTCTGTAAGGGATATTGCTCGTGTACTTAATGTATCAGTAGGATTTGTGCAGAAAACTATTGATAATCATTTCGGTCCAGACTATATTAGTGAATCAGAATATCAAAATTACAAGGATAGTTTCAATGCTTCTAGATCTTAAAGCCTGTTATTCACCATCAGATCTTATTTTTGTGATCTCATTGTTTATTTTAACAATGTTTTCTATTGGTCTGTTTACTATGCTAATGTCGTATTTGGTTCGCGATGCTATTTACACAGTTGAACAGCTTAGAAAGAAAGATAAGGCCTCATAAATACTCAATAGGAGTATCTTATGGCCGCTATTACTGATCAACCAAATAATATTAACTTTTTATCTCCGTTAGGGTTTAGGTTCAAGCTTGCGCGCGCACCTAACCTTAACTTTTTTGTTACCAATGTTAATCTTCCTACTATTTCATTAGGATCAATTAACATACCTACACCATTTAAGTTCTATGATATTCCTAATAATAAATTAGAATATGGTGAGTTCGCTATTACGTTTATGTTAGATGAAAATCTTGAAGGTTATTTTGAGATTTATAACTGGTTAATAGCGTTAGGTTTCCCAGATAATTTTGATCAATATAAAAACTTAAAAAATGCACCACGTGGTGAGAAAGAAACGTTGCTTTCTGACGCCACTCTTACTATACTTACTAGTGATATGGTGCCTAATATTGAAGTAACATTTGAAGATCTTTTCCCTTCTACAATAAGTGAAATTAATTTTACAGTGAATGATACTGACGTAAACTATGTCACTATGACAGCAACGTTTAAGTATAGAATTTATCGTGTGACTAGATCACAATAAGGTTTGTTATGAAGCTTGATGAAATATTGGATATGTGGTCGACAGACTGTGATGTCGATCGTACTGAGTTGGGCGAAGAAGCTCTTAAGATACCTAAACTTCATAGCAAGTATCTTAGACACTACTCAGAAGAGAGATTAACTCTCCGTAAGCTCGAAGAAGAAAAAAGAGAGTTAATTAAACTCAAACACGATTATTATCGTGGCATTTTACCTGAAGAAGATCTAAAATCAAATGGTTGGGAGCCGTTCAGACTTAATGTACTTAAGTCTGATATTCCTATGCACATAGATGCAGATCAAGATGTAATTAAAACGAATCTTAGACTTGCTATGCAAAGTGAGAAAGTGGATACGCTCGAAGCGATTATTAAATCGATAAGTAATAGAGGTTACTTAATTAAGAGCGCTATCGATTTTGAAAAATTTAAGGTGGGCGCGTGATAGGTTGTTATTACAAAAGGTGAACGAAGTTTATCTGAAAGTTGTAAGTGAGCAGCCTTCCGTCGTTCAAGAACTTTCAGATCATCTCACTTTTATGGTACCAGGTGCAAAGTTTTCACCTGCATACAAAAATAAATTCTGGGATGGAAAAATTAGATTATTGAACTCTTTGACCGGTGTCACATATGCGGGACTGGTTAAGGAGATCTCTGAGTTTGCTAATGCACGTAATTATGATATACAAATAGATCCGGAGCTACAGCCTGGAGAGCTTCTATCCAGTGATGAAGTAAATAATTACATATCACATTTAAGTACAAAAGAAGCTCGTGATTATCAAAGACATGCTTTTAATATCGCTATAACAAGCAACAGAGCTATCTTTTTATCACCTACTGCTTCTGGTAAATCTCTTATCATTTATTTGATTGCATGCTATTATCTTTCTATTCTTAGAAAGCAAAGAGTGTTAGTTATTGTTCCTACTGTATCTCTTGTATTACAGATGAAGAAAGACTTTGAAGAGTATGCCGGTAAGTCTTTAGATATACATTCTATTACTGCAGGTGTAGATAAGGTGACTACATCACCAGTAGTTATATCAACATGGCAGTCTATCTATAAGATGCCTAAAGATTGGTTCAAGCAGTTTGGTTGTGTTATAGGTGATGAAGTTCATCTATTCAAAGCTACTTCTTTAAAATCAATTATGGAAAAGTTAATTGACTGTAAATACCGTTTTGGTTTTACAGGTACGCTTGATGGATCTCTTACTAATAAGGTGACATTAGAAGGGTTATTTGGTCCAGTTAAACAAGTTACTACATCTGCTGAATTAATGGATCAAGGTCATATTGCTAATTTAAAAATTAAAGCAATCATACTGCAATACCCATCAGAAGCGAGAATGATTGCACGTAAATTTTCTTATCAAGATGAGATGGACTTTTTAGTAAGAAACGAAAAGAGAAATAAATTTATCCGTAATTTATCTCTTTCTTTAGATGGCAACTCTCTTGTACTTTTTCAGTATGTAGAGAAGCACGGTCAAATACTTTTTGATATGGTCTCAAACAAAGATCCTAAACGAAAAATATTTTTTGTTCATGGTGGAGTAGAGGGTGATGATAGAGAGAAAATTAGAGGTATCGTTGAGAACGAAACGAATGCTATTATTGTGGCTAGCTACGGCACATTCTCGACTGGTATCAATATTCGTAATCTTCATAATGTTGTTCTGGCAAGCCCTTCTAAGTCTCGTGTTCGTATACTTCAGTCTATCGGGCGTGGATTGAGAATAGGTGATGAGAAAGATACTATGACACTTTATGATCTTGCTGATGATTTAAAATACAAAACTCAAACCAATTATACTCTACAGCACTTTATGGAAAGAATAAATATCTATAATGAGCAGGGCTTTGATTATCGTATAACAAACATAGAACTTAAATGATTATAATCCTCACAGTTCCCGGTACTCCTCCTATTGTTGCTAATGTAAAGCAAGAAGATGATGATTATGTGCAAGTAGAATATCCTATCATTTTCATGAAAGAAGATCTATACGTTTTTACTATGCCGTATATGCCGTTCGGTGATAACACAAACGTAGTTTTTAGCAAATGTAATATAATTGCTACATCTGGTGTTCATAAAGAAATAGAAAAGCACTATAAGTCTGTTGTGAGTGAATTTAAAAAACAAAAACTCTCTTTCAAAGACCCTGAGAAGGAACAACAAAAAGAGAGTAAAATTAAAGAAGAAATTCCAGACTTTAAACCAAAAACATTTCATTAAATAGTTGCACTTTATAACAATCTATACTAATATTGTAGTTATAGGTTGCATGAGGTAAGGATATGGCATGGCTGACCCAACTAAGAATAAACATTACATAGATAACAAAAAATTTTATACTGCAATTTTACTTTATAAGAAAGATGTTGAGTTAGCAAAGAAAAACGGGCAAGAAAAACCTCGTATACCTGCTTACATAGGCGAATGTCTTTATAAGATTGCAACTCGACTATCTCTTAAACCTAACTTTATTAGTTATACGTTTAGAGATGAAATGATATCAGATGGATTAGAAAATTGCATTAATTATCTAGATAATTTTAATCCAGAAAAATCTGATAATCCTTTTGCTTATTTTACCCAGATTATATGGTTTGCTTTTATTAGGCGTATTGATAAAGAAAAGAAACATCTTTATATTAAGCAGAAGACATTAGAAAATTTTTATTTCGAAGGTATGTTAGCAGAACAAGCTTTTGATGAAGACAAGACAGTATCTGTAAACTTAGATAATGAGTATATGAAAGGTCTTGTAGAGTCATACGAGCGTAAGCAAGCTGACAAACAACAAAAAAGCAGATCTCGTTGTAGAGGAGTGGAGAAGTTTTATGACGAATGAAAAAATACACCTCGTACCTCAGGTTGTTATTGACTGTGCAGAAAGCCTAAACAATACTAAGCAAGACAATCTTAAGGTAAATTATGTTATGAGACTTGAAGCTATACGCGATTATTGCGACAGTGCTATTCGTAAACATAATTCGGAAATTAATTCGAATATATGGAAACGTGGTGCTGGAGTGAGATCTAATAATCGTAATAGCGGAGTAAAGAAGTGAAGGTTGCTTTAATTACTGATACTCACTGGGGAGTCAGAAATGACTCCCCTATTATGCATAACCATATGAAGAAGTTTTTAGATGAAGTTTTCTTCCCTTACATTGACGGAAATAGCATTACTCATATTATTCATCTTGGGGATCTTGTTGATCGCCGCAAGTATGTTAACTATGTAACTGCTAGACGTCTTAGAAAAGATTTTTTAGATCCTATTCACGATCGTGGTATTGAGTTGCATATTATTGCTGGCAACCATGATACCTATTATAAGAATACCAATTCAGTAAACTCTCTTATTGAACTGATTGGTGATCCTAAACCTTATAATGATGTAGTAAGAGATATTAAAAGATATCCTAAAACACATATCTACTATGAAGCACCTTGTACCCTGCATCTTTCTAAAGATGATCCAGGGTTGTTTCTTATGCCTTGGATATGCGATGAGAATAGAGAAAGAACATTAGAGTTAATTAAAGAAACAAAAGCACCAATAGCTCTAGGTCACTTAGAGTTAGCTGGTTATGAAATGTATAAAGGACAGGTGAGTGATCATGGTGATGATCCTAAGATCTTTGATAAATTTGATCTCGTACTTTCTGGGCATTATCATACTCGTTCCAGCAGCGGTAACATTTTTTATCTTGGTACCCCTGTTCAGTATATTTGGAGTGATTATGTCGACACTAAAGGGTTTCATATTCTCGATACCCACACGAGGTCGTTAGAGTTTATTCCTAACCCTAATCAGATCTTTCATAAATTTTTCTATGATGATCTAAACAAGAATATGGATGAAGTATTTTCTTTTGATGTAGAAAACTACAAAGACTGTTATGTCAAGGTAGTAGTAAAGAATAAAACTAATCCGTTCTGGTTTGATATCGTTATTGAAAAGCTAGAGAAGGCTGGGGTAGCTGATTTACAAGTAGTAGAGGATCACTTTCATCTCGACTTAGAAGCAGATGATGATATTGTCAATGAAGCAGAAGATACGATTAGTATTATTAATAAGTTTATTGATGGTATGAATATCAACACAGATAGAAAACGCGTAGAAGGTATTATACAAAATCTCTACATAGAAGCACATGATATACTATGAAGATTATACACATTAATCGTAACATTATTCAACAAAATACAAAACATAAAAAAGACAACCCGGTTGTACGTGTTGAAGAAAAAGGTGTAGTTAAGTACTGTATGGAAGTAAATATAAAAGGTCCTTCACGTATGATATACAGTCCGAATAAACCAAGACCGTGCGGTGCTAAACTATGGATAGAGACTGAAGCAGATGTTGAATTAATAGGTGAGAAAGTTTCTGCATAATGGGTAAGAAAGGTACAGGTGGTTGGGTTAGAAGAACTAGAAGTGGGAACACTACTACAACTTATAACTCTGTTAAAGGTACAACGAGATCTTACTCTATGGGCAATAAGACAAATAGAGTAACTTACTCTTTGTTACCTAACGGTAAGACTAAAAGAACTACCACTATTAATATGGGTGGTATGACAAGAAGAGAAACAGAAACTTGGGGCGGTACTAAAAGAACTAAAAAATATCGCTACCGTAAAGGAAAACCGTTGAGTTTTTCTGGGTTTTTGTTTATTATATTATTTCTATTTTTATGGATTGCACTTTCAGGTTAGTTAATGATATTCTTTAAGAAAATTCGATGGAAGAACTTTCTTTCTACTGGTAACTCATTTACAGAGATAGACCTTAGCAAGAACAATACCACACTTATTGTTGGTGAGAATGGTGCAGGCAAGTCAACAATGCTTGATGCACTATCTTTTGTTTTGTATAACAAACCATTTCGTAAGGTAAATAAGCCGCAGCTGTTAAATTCAATTAACAGAAAAGACTTGGTAGTTGAGATTGAGTTTAATATTGGTTCGCATATGTATAAAGTCATACGCGGACTTAAACCTTCTCTATTTGAAGTATATCAAAATAATAATCTCATCAATCAAGATGCTGAATCAAAAGACTATCAAGAAGTTTTAGAAAAGCAAATACTCAAGCTCAATCATAAATCTTTTTGCCAAGTAGTTGTTCTTGGTTCAGCTTCGTTTGTTCCTTTCATGCAGCTTACAGCGCAGAACAGACGAGATGTAATTGAAGATCTACTCGATATTCAAATTTTTTCTACTATGAATAGTTTACTTAAAGATAAAATTAATGGTAATAATACAAAGCTATTAGAAGTAGAGTACCAATATGATCTTACATCAGAAAAAATTAAAATGCAGCAATCGCATATCGATGCGATGCAGAAAAATACCGAAGAACAGATTAACCGTCTCAAGAATGACCTCAATGGATTTACACAACAAATTGATTCTGAGAAGAATTCTATTTCTGAAAAGAATCAGAGTATTCAAAATTTGGAGTTACTTATTCAAGACGAGCAGACCATTGTTAAGAAAGGGACCAAATGTACCGATCTTGAAAGGCAGCTTAAAGAAAAAATTAAGAAGTTAAATCATGAGATTGAATTCTTCAACTCACACGACAATTGTCCAACCTGTAAGCAAACCATCGACAGTGAATTTAAATGTGAGACAGTCAACACAAGACAATCACAAATTGAAGAAACAACCGAAGGTATCGATAAACTCAGAGCAGAAATTGAATCGATCAACAACCGTATTCAAGAAATCGCAGACATTCGATCACAAATTACTAGCCTTAATATGGATCGTATTGTTCATGATAATAATATTAATGGTTTATTGAAGCAGTGTAAAAAGGTAGCTACTGAGATTGAAGAGCTACAAAAGAAATCTGATGATTACGCTATTAACGATGATAAGATGAGAGAGCTTGAAGAGCTTCTTGACTCACAAAGAGAACAAAAATCAGAGTTGCTAAAAGATAAAGATGCATTTGGTATTGCGGCTATTATTCTTAAAGATAATGGTATCAAAGCAAGAATTATTAAACAGTATGTACCTGTTATTAACAAGCTTATTAACAAGTATTTGGCTGCTATGGACTTCTTTGTTAATTTTGAACTAAATGAAAATTTTGAAGAAACTATCAAGTCAAGGTTTAGAGATGAATTCAGCTATGCCTCCTTCTCAGAAGGAGAAAAGATGCGCATCAACCTCGCTATATTATTTACTTGGAGAGCGATTGCTAAGCTTAGGAATAGTGCTAGCACTAATTTACTTATTATGGACGAAGTCCTTGACGGTTCGTTGGATAGTAATGGCACTGATGAGTTCTTGAAAATTATTAACACACTTACACAAGATACTAATACATTTATTATTAGTCATAAAACTGATCAGCTTTATGATAAGTTTGGTAATGTACTTAAATTTGAAAAGCATAAAAACTTCTCAAGGATCGCTGCATGATAAACGATGATTATAGACAAGGCTATAAAGATGGTTTTGCTGATGGTTATAAGAAAGCTAAGGAAGATGCAGGGCTTCCAGTTTATCCTCCAGTAATACCTTCATCA